GGCTGAGACAATGTGTGTATCTAACGGTGTAATGACAAAGCCTTGTGCATACTTCCACTTTACCATCTCTTCACCGGGACCAAAGATAAAGTCTAGGAACCCAGCTTGAATTTCTGTGTAGCCTACAATGACGCTTACCTCAGGGTAGAAGACAGCGACTAGCTTTGGTAGAACAATAATAGCAAAGACTGAAGATAATGCAATGAGTCTTCGTGTCCAAGCGAAATGTTTATCGTTCTTTCCTGCGTCACGAGCCATTGCCACTTGCTTGGCATTGAAGCTGGCACGTTCCATGAGCATCTTCTGTTGGGCTTCTTTAGCTTTGATGCTTTGGCCCCACACGCTCATGACCCCACCTAATACAGTGGAGCCTAGCATGGTGATAAGTTCTAGGGGTAGACCGAACATTAGTTAGTTTACCCTAGTGTTTCTTGTAGGGAAGTCAGACTCTGCATCCATACCTCTAGTGCCGTCATCTGCATTTACTACCATTTCTGTACCTTCTGATGTAGTAAACACAAACTGATTTCTACCCTGTGGAGTTCTTTGCATACGGTAAAACTCTATAGTCCAAGGTGAGTCTACCGCCTCTAAGAGAGTGTTAGCTTCGTTTGCACGTCTCCTACCTAACCCCTGCAGGATACCACCGCCCCGCCGTGTGAATCTGTTCAGGAAACCATTAGCAATGTTAGTGTAGTTAGGGTTATCATTACCCAACTCAGTTATGGCTGTTGTCATAGAATTACCACTGAGAGTACCTGAACCAGTATTCCATGTGTATGATACGAGAGCCTCTGTGGCTTCTTCTGAAAGATCTACATCTAAAGCCCTAGCCCTAGCTTTAACCTTATCTTCAAAGGCAGTTATCACAGCTTTTGTCCACTCCTCATCACTTCTGTAGTCAGAACGTTTAACACCTTCTTTCACCGCATCATCTGTAATTACGTTTTCAGGATCAAAGTTTCTAGTAGTCACACCTGCATCTGTAAGTGCAGCCCATCTAGCATTTTCCTCTCTGGGTAGATCTATGATTGTACCTCTATGGTTGTACTTTAGACCGCTTGTAGGTACAATACCGTATGCAAGAGTAATACCAACGGTGTCTCTATCTGTACCTAAATGTGCTTCATCTGATTCTACATCAGCAAACTCTTCATACACATTATCAGTAACGTTAGAAAATGTGTAACTGTTCCTTGAGTCTGATTGTAGCTTGGTGATAGTGGCTGCGTCTGCTATACCTGTAACAGGTAGATTATTCTGCTCTTGGAAGCTACGTAATGCTGCCTCTGTTCCAGCACCTGCTGTTCCATCAATTCCTCTAGGTACATAACCTAATTCTGTCAGAACCCCTTGAATACCTTTAATCTGTTCAGACCCTGTTTCGGACAACATAGATTCATACTTATTTATTCTGCCCTGAGGGCGAGGACTTGTTGTTACAGCACTCGTCTCATCTTCTATGTCTACAAGCTGGAGGTTATCCATGTTTGTTAGCGCTGAGCGGTCTGAAAAGTTCATAACCCCTGCATCAGGTGCAATAGTACCCAGTGTAGGAGGGCTCATCAAGCCACCTACTCCATCAGGCAGTTCCTCTACAGTGATAGGCTCAGGCTGTAGTGCATCTCTGAGAACGTCTGGGTCTGTAATATTCGGGTCTGGCTCTTCTTCAGTCTGCGCACCTTGATATACCTCAGGAAGGTTAAGCGCTTCACGCATAGCATCATCAATTGCTGTACCACGAAGGTAGTCGTTAATCTCAGTAGAGATCTCCTGCATATTCTGACTAGAGTACAGATTCATAGGGTTATAGACTGCTTGAGTAGGTGCCTTAAGAGTAGCGCCTGCAGCTGTTAAGGCCATAGCTGTATTGCTATACAGTTGCCCATAGCTTGGGCCGTCATCATCGTTAGCTGTCGCAGCCGCAGCAAAGCTACCTGTAGATGTAGCACTAGAGGAGAATGTCTGTGTAGCACTAGATGTACCAGCGCCACTCGTAGGAGCATAGCTGGAACCCGCATACATATCCGCATCCATGTTGCGACCAGGACGAGATCCTAACCCACTAGGGCGTGACTGTGGGCGTGGTGAGCTAGTAGGTGCGCTCGATACGGCGGATACGTTATAGTCTGGTTCTGGCATAGTATGTTTAACCTTTTCCGAATAAGTAATCTGCTGCGTTAATAGCAATCTGTCCAAGGAACGAACCGGATGCGGCAGAAAGACCAGTAGAGTCAGTGTCACCAGCAGCAGCTGCGGAAGCTTCAGCTTGTATCTTAGCAACGGCAATGTTTGCATCCCTCTGTGCTGCGTTCTCTCCAGACTGCCACGCCCATGCAAGAACATCTCGTTCACGCTGAATGATATTGTTGTAAGCGGTCATAGTCAAGTTGTTAGCAGCAAGAGCGGCGTCACGGTTAGCTTGGTTGTTTGCAGCATTCTCAGCTGTTGTTACAGACTGCGCCCACTGAGCGTTAGCCTGAGCTACAATAAGGTGGTTCGTAGCGTTAAACTGTTCACGAGCATTGACTTGGCTTGCGTTAAACTGTGCGAGAGCGTTTGTCTCACCCGCGTTAAAACGGGCCATAGAGTTCTTTTGCTCTGAGTTAAACTGTGATACCTGTGTAGCAAGTGAAGCAAAGAACTGGTTAGTCTGGTTCTCACTTGTAGCGTTGAACTGACGTGCGGCATTCTCTTGTGCAGTATCAGACAGGATAGAGTTGACACGCTCCTGAGCCTTAAACATGTTCATCTGCTGTTCATTGCTAAGGTTAGTCATGTCCATCTGCAGGAATGCTTGAGCATTTTGTACTTGAGCTTGCTGACGGTTATTAAGGTTAGTTAAGTCCATCTGAGACATAGCAGCAGCATCAGCCATAACCTTAGCTTGGCGGTTATCCAAGTTAGCTAAGTTCATAGTCTGAGCCATCTTAGCATTCTCAAGAGCTACCTGCTGCTGAGCAGTGAAGTTAATGTTAGCTATCTCAGAGATACGAGCAGCGTTCTGAACCTTAGCCTGGAACTCTTGAGTGAACTCCATGTTGAGGAAGCCTGCACGTTGACGTGCTGACTCCATAGCTACCTCTTGCTTGTTAGACGAATCCATCTGAGCGATAGGTAGTGCAGATTCCATAGCGGCCTGTACAATAGCCATACCTGCCATAGATGATGCAGAGAGACCACGAGCAGCCATCTGTGCTGCAGCACCCCGCATAGCGCCTGCTGCCCATGCTGGTGTCTCGCCACCCTCAAAGTCTTCCATGAGAGTTGCCATCTCATCCTTGACACTAGCAGCCTCTAGGCGTTCTGTACCATAGATGTCTTGAACTTTTTGTTGATCTACAGTTGAGCCATCAATCATCTCACCTGTCTCAAGTACACGTGTAGGTGCGCCCTCTACTGTAGCAGCTTCACCCTGTGCAGCATCCAGCTTTAACTGTGCCATCTTGGTAGGGTCACCCTCTGCAGCTGTCATAGTTGCAGCGTCACTCACTTCACCTGTAGCAGCTGTTGCACCTTTAAGGGATGCATCTACAGCAACAGCGGCTTTATCAGCCGTAACAGTAGAAGCATCTGTAGCGGGTGCGGCTACAGCGTCTGGTGCTTGAGTAGCTGTAGTAGTCGTTGCTGTGTCAGCTGCAGTTGCTTGGCCTGTACCAGTAGTAATGTCTGTACCTGTACCAGTAGATGCAGCAGTGTCTGCTTTAACAGTTAGTTTACGAGGATCAGATGTAATAGCCTTAGTCATAACACCAGCGCTACCAAGAGCACTTTGAGCAGGTGCTTCTTCATCTTTTTTAGAGTCGCCACCCTTTGCCATCTGCATGGGGGAACCTTCAACAATACGTCTGGCTGACAGTGTGAACTTACCCATACGTGCTGCGGCTGCGGGGTTAGATGCAAGGAAAAGGTTTATAGACTTTTCGTCCATAGGTCCGTTATAGCCCAATGCTGGCAGTACTTTTTTCTGTAATGTTTCAGGCTTAAAACCTACTAACTTCTTAGCCATAATTATTTATTCCCTATCTGCATCCACACAGATGCTGCTATGAATGATAGCAAAGCTACTGTTGATATTCTTACTGCGGTTGTCCATATGCTTTTCTTTGTGTCACGATAAGCTTCGAGTAAAGAGCGCATCTCGTGCAAGTCGCGCTGGGCGTCTGCATCCTGTAACCCTAGAGACCTAAGAGCCTCTTTAGCGCCACGTCTTGCTGCACGGTCTAGCATAGCTTCTAGCTCGTCTGGTGTCAAGTTTATCTGTGTCATTATGTGCTACCGTATATAGTACCATTGTTGGTTAATGTGCATGATCCTGAAATAGCTGCGCCACCTGCACCGCCTGCACTTTCCCACAAATGGCTCAGACCGTTACCACGACCACCACTAGCGCCCCAGCCTCCGCCGCCGCCACCGCCAGCACCTGATCCAGCATAAGGAGCGGTGCCAGCTACACCAGTGTTACTCGAAGAACCGCCAGCGCCACCTAGACAGCCGTAGTTGCCGGTAGAGCCAGAACCGCCAGTACCCGGCAAGATGCGACCACCGCCGCCACCTGGACCGCCTCTGACCTCGTTTGTGCCTGAACCATAGTCGTAGCCAGCGCCACCGCCGCCACCTGATCCGCCACCTCCACCAGCGGCACCGCCGCCATTGGAAGCACCATTGCTACCAGATGCACCAATCGCACCACCTGCGCCGCCAATACCGATAAGACCTCCATCTGCTGCACGGCTATTACCACCTACACCGCCACCAGCTCCACCGCCGCCGCCTGAGTATGATTGGCGATAACCCCCAGCAGTGCCGCCACCGCCACCTCCACCTGCTATGTAGGCACCGGAGTTGTTAGTGATAGCTACACCTGAGGATGATACGGATACTGCTGGCCCACCATTACCCCCAGCGGAAGTGCTACTGGACCCGTTGCCACCTCGACCTATTATTCTACCGCTATTGAAGATATTTAGGCCATTAGGAAAGCTGCCACTTATGGTTAGACCAGCTGTAGATGTGTTGTCAGACCAGAGGTAAACTCCACTATTAATCGTGACAAGTACAAGATCTGACCCATTCCAGCCTGCAGAAGTAAGGGTAGAATAAAGGTTTACTTCTTTCGTACTAGAGCTGAACGTATAAGAGAACTGAGCTACTGTGCCGTAGAAATTACTAAGAGAGATAGAACCGCTTGTAGGAACACCTGTATTGTTAGTCGTAGTGTAGGCACCACCACGATAATACTCAGACAGGCTTATGGGATTAGCACCCCCAAACTCAGCCTGTATCTGAGCTAAAGTAATTAATCCTGACGATTGTAAAGCCATTACGCAGATCCATAAGCTGTGATGTTGCCTTCAACTGTTAGGTTTCCACTGGAATCTAACTTCATTCTGTTAATGCCATTGTACGCAAACTTTAAATCTGTGCCGCTCTGTGTGACCGTCCATTCACCCAGATCCACAGTAGTAGCATTAAGAGTAGAAGCAGAGAAAGCCTGAGAGCCTGATCCTGCTAGTTCTGCTTTAGTGTCGATCTCTGTTTGTAAGCCGTCAATGTTGCTAATAACGTGGTTGTGACTATCATCAGCAACTGTCGCAGAGATAGTAACATTGCTACCACCATCAAACGAGGCAGATCCTGAAACATCTCCAGATAATGCAATCGTTCTTGGTGTGGCTAAAGTGCCTGATAAAACACCCTCAAAAGTACCAGCTACAAATGTCTCACTGCCTACAGTCCACTTATCGTCTGCTTCGTTCCATACAAGTGTTTTGTTAGCAGCTGTACCACGCTCAATCTCAATGCCACCATTCTGTGTAGGTGTGCCTGTCTCATTAGAGTTGAGAACAATCTGGTTATCTGCAAGGTTGAGTGTCTCAGTGTTTACGGTGGTAGTAGTGCCGTTTACTGTTAGGTTGCCATTAACTACAGTGTTGTTAAAAGTGACATCTGATGTAGTGCCTACAGCCTGACCAATAGCTACAACACCATCTGTAATGCTTACGCCTGTACCACCACTAAAGTGAGCACGTGTTTCAGCTGCACTAGGGCCAGTGTATGTAATAGCACCAGCAGAGTAAGTTAAGCTACCGTCACCACCAGCGTCAGTGACACTAATAGCAGCCTTAGCACGTGCATCTGTGTAGTATAGATTAGCTGTACCTTCTGTTATAGTATCTGTATCACCCTGAGTATAGCTTATAACGCCTGTAGCGGAGTTGTAGCTAAGGCTACCCGTAGCTGTCACCGAAGTTCTAGCACGAGAAGTAGTAAAGTACTGGTTAGTTGAGCCTTCACTAATGTCATCTGTGTCATGGTTAGATACGTCAGATACTGTACCTGTTACGTTACCTGTAATATTACCCGTAATGTCACCTGTAACACCACCTGTAGCAGTAATTACACCTGTGACATCAAGATTACCGCCTACTGTAGCATTAGCTGATACAGTTAAAGCATCCGTATCTACTGTACCATCAAAGAAAGCGTTCTTATATTGAGCAGCAGCTGTGCCTAAGTCCAGAGTGTTAGTAGTCTTAGGAGTAACGGATGTACCTGAAACAACAAGGTCTTGCGCTGGGCCTACCTTAGTGATGGGCGCACCTTCACCTGAAGTACCGTCATGAGCGTGACCAGTAGATGCGTTAAACCCTGCCTCAATGGCATTGTACTCAGCATCAAAGTCATCCGCATCAATAACGTTACCGTTAGCAATGTTGTTTGCTGTATCCTGACGTGTATAACCTGCCATGTTTTAGTCCTTACTGTCTATCGTTCTGTCTAAACTCTAGCAGGGCTGTGTCTAGAGTGAATGTAGGGTTTGTAGA